ACCGGACACAGCGGCCGGGGCGAGTGGCATGCCAGCCATCTGCAGGTCAGTCGGTTCGGTCAGTGCCACGATGTATTCCATGTGGACGTTGATCATCATGACCGGAAGTCGTTCGATTCCGGCGTTGTACGGCCGAGATCCGCCGCGTGCATCCATGATGCCTAGATGGAAATAGGACTGCTCTCCGGGGTTGGTGGCGCCACTGGAAGACAGGCCGCCGCGGAGTTGGTCGTGACCGATGACGGATCCCTTGACGCCCTCAAATGACCGAGCAGAGTACCCCATGGACAGTGTGCATCCGGTGTTGACATCGGACGGCTGGAGTACCTGTTTGACCACGTATGGCTTGTTGAGGAGATCACCCGCGTTGGTGGTGTTGATGATCGAGTCTGGGGTGCTGCTCTTGTGTATGTAGCAGCAGACAGGACCGTGCCGGGCAGACTGTGCCGTGTCCGATCCATGCGTCTGAACGTTCGTCGTGTTGAAGGTAACGACGAGCTTCGATCCAAGTACGGTGAAGTGGTTGTACTTCCCGAGCCAGAGCGCGACGCCGTCAGCGTCGAGGTGCGCAACGCCGGGTCCGTATCCCGACCCGACTGGAGACCATGAACGTGCGGCCGAGGAGCCTCCGAGGTTCTGGTTACCGTTCCGGTACATGATCGTCGCAATGCCATTGGCGCGGATCGACAGGTATGTGTTCTCACTGTAGTCCCCAGTCGACACCGACTGGCAGCAGGTAAGGTACTGCTGGTTCGAAATGAACTTGAGCTGAACGTTTTTCTGCCGTTGCGTGGCCACTTGCAGCGTTCGAGTGAACATGCCGCCTTTCGAGACACGTCCGGACCGGACTCGGGCGGTACCTCGGCGTTTCTTCCGATACGATTTCCGTTTCGTGGACTTGCGCTTAGCATAGCGCTTACGATACCGAGGCATGTTGTGTGGGGGGTCCCACAATTAGACCCATATAGTGTGACATATGGGATTTTTTTTTCGGCGCTACGCTGTAACATTGAGAAAAAAAAATAGTTGCATCTCTGGCTCAGTTGGCTCACGATGAGTCATCAACTGTACGTCTTTGACGTGTCGATGAAACGCGACGCTTCGACTCGGTCGCTACTGAAGGAGTACCTCAGTGCCACTTGCAAGCAGTGGGTCTTCCAAGGGGAGACCGGTCAGGGCGAGACTGCGTACAAGCACTGGCAGATTCGCTTCAGTCTGCTCACCAAGTCCCGGATGGGGACGGTTCTGACCGCGTGGAACAACATGTTCGGACGTGGATTCGGGAATTTGTCCCGCACTTCGACTGGCGAAGCTCAGCAGATGATGAAATCTGGGAATGCCTTCTATTGCATGAAAGCTGCAACCAGAACTGAAGGTCCTTATAGTGACAAGGACGTGACCGCTCGATACATACAGAAGCGGTTCCAGAATGCCAAGTGCAAGGACTGGCAAGAGAAGCTCTACCAGCAGATCACGTTGGCGAAGGAATGCGGCGATGACCGGCACATCATCCTTGTCGTCGACCCCGACGGAGGAACCGGAAAGTCCTGGTTCAAGGGATGGATGTATTCGCACCATGGCGCGTTGGTCCTTCCGAGTTCTCTTCAGACTGTTAATGACGCGGTTCAATTCATCTGTTCGCTGAAAGACACGACAGTCGGATGGTCGGGGGTGATCCTGATGGACGTACCCCGGGCTACAAGTGAGAAGCACTGGTGGACCATGGCTCAAGGACTCGAGACGATCAAGCAGGGTTTCCTGCACGACACCAGATATGGAGCGAAGATGAAAGTCATCGAACCGCCCGTTCTCGTAGCGTTTTGCAACTCAGAACCGCCTAAGGGCGTCATGTCTTCGGACGTTTTTACCCGTTTTGAATTTAATTAAAATCAACGAGGAGGTGGAATCGGACTGCGGGCTACGCGCCCTCGCCCTCAAAATGGACCTAGTACCCTTGTTGCATTGGCGCAGCGGCTCCGCCGCCACCGGACACAGCGGCCGGGGCGAGTGGCATGCCAGCCATCTGCAGGTCAGTCGGTTCGGTCAGTGCCACGATGTATTCCATGTGGACGTTG